CCATAGTGCGGTACATTCCTTGATTTCCAAGTTTACCAACACCGAATGGGTTTCCACTAGTAATACCATCTTCGAAGTATTGTGTAGGTTTCATTACAGATAGCCATAGGTGGTCGGTATCTAGAACTAATATATCACTAATTCTGTTAGATGTGGACTTACCTGTTGACGGCATATCTTTAGCAGGGATGATTGGTATGTCATAGTATGTTGCAACTCTGAAACCAACTTCTTGACCCTTGACACCACGAACACCATTATGGGAAGGAACGATTTCTTTCCTATCCATAAATCTCTCTTGTGATTGTAGTAAATCGGAGATTTTCTGAATGGTATCGTATCCTGTAATGATAACTTTAGGGTTTCCACCGTTAGTACGGATTCTTCTAATCATATCATTAAGAATACTTAGTGTTAGAACTCTACATTCACCTGATGTATAACCTGCACCGAAATCAACTTCTGCATCTAGGAAAGATGGAACACCTGTGTAGGTATATGCTCCACTTCCTCCTGATGTGTTAACAGTAACAGTTCTAGTTGAACCAAAGATAGTAGTAGCATCAGCAAGTTGTGCTGCTGTACCGTTATTTGTTTGGTTGTGGTAGAATACGTCATCATCGGCCATAGTTGCAATTTCAACAGCAGAAGAAACTATCTTCATCAAAGAAGTGTAGTTCTTCTCAATACCAGTAGTACCGTTCTCTGAGTATTTCTCAAGAGGCATAACTAACATTTTGCTCTGAACCTCTGCGTGTAATTTACCCATGTCTTCTCTTACAATAGCACGAATATCACCAACACCATCATCTATTGCAGCCATTTCCATTCCTAGTTCTGAGAACTCGAATAGATGTGCAATAGTCTTAGGGCTAACATATAGTTTAGTATATTCAGGAGCAATTGCTCTGAAACCATCTGCACCACCTAATGTTGCGTTTTCTCCAACACCACCAATTTGGTCTGCTCTAGGAGTTGCTGCATCTGCTGATGAAATACTAGCGGTAACTGCATTAGTACCTGTACCGAATGCTGCGTCACTACCACCAATAGGTCGTGATTTCAGAACTCTCCATCCACTAGATGTGTATGGTCTCTTAGCAAGCATTGCTAGAGGGTTTACTTCTTGGTTTAATACAGACCAAACTTTCTGTCCATATAGTAGGTTGTACAAATCACCTAGACCTGCTGCACCCGTAAATGCATTAGCACTAGTATCATGAGGAGTACCGAAACCACCTACAACTCCACCTGCTTTAAGCAAGGCATTGCCGCTTCCTGTTCCGCCATATCCGTATGTTGCTGCTTCTAAATCTTTCATTGTTTTAATATATCCACTCATAATTTCACTTCCTTAATTTCCCCTCACAAGAGAATGTACGTCATCCCAAGTCATATTGGCTGCTGCCTCTAAACTTGTAGGTATTCCTTCCGGTAATGCCATTGACATTTCCGCGCTCTTGCGAATTGTTTCGTCTTTCTCTGATAGAGATTTTCGTAGTAGAGCAAACTCTTCTTTTAGTGCTGCTACATCTGTTCTAGCATCGTATGATGCGGATTCTGCTGCTGATTTCTTAACTGCAAGTTCTTCTGAAAGTCTTGCTTCAAATTGCTTAGAAAGATTATCGTATGCAAGTTTTTCCATCTGCTCTGCTTTGAATTGTGCATATGCTTTCTCAACATTTTCTGCACTTAGGTTAAGAGTACTAAAGTCCGAAGCCTCTAAGCCTTCACTCTTTAGTTCAGTAGGTGCAGCAGTAGGCTTACCGCCACTTACTACTAATTCACCTGCTTCGTAGTCTCTAGTTGAATCTTCATCAAGAGCCTTCTCTTCCATTTCAGATTCATCCATAGATTCTTTTTCCATTTCCTCATCATCATCGGCATCCATATATGCCATTTCATTCTTCGTTACTTCGTCATATTTTCCTTCCTCTCCGAGTCCGTTAACTTGTTTCATCAAGTCATTCAACTCTTCGAGTGCTTTTTCCAACTTCTCACTCATTGTTTTATCCTCCATTTTTAAAATGTCGAATTTTGCTTCGGGATTAATCCCCTTTTCACAGATAGTTACTTCGTGTAACTCCAATCTGTCTATCTCATTGTATTCACCGAACTCATCCGATGTTTTTTGTTTCTTAGAAATCGCTTGACCTCCAATACTAAAAGAACGTAAAGTTCCTTTTCTAATACTTCTTGAAATTTCTTTTGCTTTTTCTATGTCATCTCTTAATTTAATAACAACATAAAACCCTACATCATCTACTCCTGTCTTGTGTAGAGTACCATTAGTATCTCTATACTTTTCAATGACTTCTCCTACCTGTACATTAGAATGATTAGACATAACATTCCTATATTTCTTTTCAGACATATATTTTTCAACTGCTTCATCTAACGCCTTCAATGTAATTAAATCATTTTGCTTATCTACAATTTCTATTGAAGCATAGCCTCCAATAACTAAATCATCAGACTTGAGAATAGTAAACTCATGTTCTTTATCTACTTGCATTAAAATAGATGGCTGCATGAGCATTATTTTTTTGTCTTTTTAGTTTTACTATATTAACTAATCGTTAATTTTAGGTGGAAATTCTAAATTGGAATATTTATCCTCTTGAATATTCCAAACATCTACGTCATCTTCATCCTTCAACATATCTTGTTTTTTACCTGTCCAAACTATCCATGTTTTTTTCTCATTAAGAGGCACTACTCTAACGTGTATTCTAGTGTCGAACTTATCTCCTTCTAATTTATATTCATGGTAGCCATCCTTTTGGACTCCTAGAATAACATTTCCCTTGTCTATAACTTTACCACCGTTTATTTTTTCTGCTACAATAGCAGGGTATTTATTCGATTTACCAAATAAATTATACACATCATCAGTATCTTCAATGTCTATTAACCAAGCAAACCGTTTTTTCTTATAATCAATTATAAAATTAAGATTGCCGTCTTCTTGTTTAGTTATTGTAAACTCGCCCGTTCTAGATTCTTCTTTATGAATAACCATATCATCTGTATCTTTTTCTAAAACTTCTTCGTTAGACATGAAAGTATTAGGGTGTTTGTAAATGAACGAATCTTGTTTTTTCATCCAATTCATTAATTTAGATTCGAGTGAATCAAAAAGACTTTGGTATAAATCCATATGATTTTTTCTAACAAATAGTAATATTTTATCAAACTCTAGAGCATCTTTACCACTATCTAATATTTCATTACGAATTGATATTCTTAATTCGGAACGTTTACTTTTTATTAATTGATTTAATTCTTCTTTCCACAAATCAATATTATGCAGAGCATTTTTCTCCATTAAATTATCGCCCTCAAATCCATATAAAGTATAGCCTTCTAAATTTTCCTTTAATATTATTTCAGCAACACCGTGCGTATCATCTGTAATATAATATCCTTTCTTAAGTTTTTTAGGTTTTACTAAATCGGATTCCATACCACTCATAATTCTAAATGGCTTAGGAACTTTACCTGCAAGACCCTGTACTAAAGTGCTAAGAGATTTCTTACTTTTGCTTGCTAATTTTTCTAAAGTAGCAATATTATCAGATTGTGTTACTTCCGGTATTTCTATTACTTTAGCAGAATACAAACTGAATCCGTTTTTCTTCTTAGTTACTTCATCAACTTTAACTCTAACAATAGAGCCTATGTCAACATTTATTTTTGTGTTGAGAGCCTTACCAACTTCTAAATATGCTTTATCTTCATAATCAACAGTAGAATAGTTTCTAGCAACTTCTGCTGTAACAGGGCCGATTCCCATAGTATAAGAATGTAGATTACTTTTTGTCTTTCTATCGTTTAATACCACTACATCTAAATCAACAAATTTTTTCCACTTAATCCACTTTGGATTTTTTCTATTTCCTATGTAATATGTAGATTCAATGTCTTTGATAACCACACCTTCTGACGCAGGTAGTTTCATAATATCTTGAGAATAGTTTTCAACTTCTTTCTTTGAATCTGCTATTCTAGTATCTTTCTTAGATGGGAATGCTAGTTTTTCTGAGGAATGTTGAGCGTATTGATATAATAAAATATTAATTCTTTCTCTTAATGGAGTATCTGTAATATCTTTACCTTCGTGTAACATAATATCAAAAACGTGAGCCTTCAATGTGCCTTCTGTTTTTTTGTGGAATACATGAGTGATAGTATCTGCTCGGTGTAACGGTTCATCTTCCATAAACAACATTAATTCTGCATCTAAAATACAATCTCCAAACTGTTTCTTTTCCATATGCTTAACTTGTTCTGAACATTTAGAAGTAATATCCTTTTGATTAAAGGAATATATTTTAACTTCATCATTGAACTTGTGTATTTGTATTCTCATACCATCGTATTTTTCTTGAACAACAAACTCTCCCGTTAACCCCTTAATGTCATCTAAATCATCTATCTCGAAAATCCGATACATTGGTTTGTTAGGTTTAATAAAATCTATACCTGCTTTTTTTTCTTGTTCATCATCTGCCTTTGAAATGTCTAATTCTAATAATTAATCCCATTGTTCTTCATTATATTTTTCTAGATATATTTTTTCTAATTGTTTAAATCCCTTTTTACATTTAGATTCTATTCTTCTGTTATCAGAATCTTCATCACCATAATGTTCCAATATGTAAATAGGTACATCTTTAGGTTCTAAGTCTAACCCCATATATCCCTG